AGCGTACTGTGTCCATCTTCTATCGAGTAAGTCATCAAGCCCACGGGCATAGCATATCCATATGTAACCTCCGCTTTCTTGTAGCGAGCGTTCAGGCGTGCGTACAAAGAACCAGTCTTCGGTATACCAACCGAAGCCACAGTTGCGTTGTACTTCGATTAAGTAGTCAAGCACCAGGATTTCTTCAAGCTCAGCCGCAGGCGTATCCTGCAACGTTAGCGTGAGATCGTTAACGTCGTTCTGCTTGAGGTTGTAGTCCAAGCTACGCCAGTGGTCGAAGATGTGTACGAGCTTACCGTTCCAATCATATACCCTGAGCATGTAATCGTTAGGCATCGTTGTCTGCCTCCTTGTTTTTAGCAGCCCACAACTTACCAGCAGCGAAGGCGTCTTCGGGCGTGACCTTCGCACGCATAGCAGGCGTACCGAACACGGGGTGCTCAGCGTCGTACAACTCATAAACGCGCTGTGCTACGTCCATGTCGTAGTACCCGCTCATGTAGCCAAGGTTTATGCGGATTAACTTTTTAGCGTCGTCAAGTGTGAACTGTTGGGGGTACTCACGCATCATGTCATCAGCTTCACGCTCTAGCCAAGCGTCAGCTTGTTCGCGTGTGTCGCAGTGTAGGGCTTCGTCCATCATTTGACCGTAGGTTTTCACTGTAACTCCTTATCATTGATACCGTGTCGGGTGGCGCGGGAAGCCCGTTAAGGGGTAGATTTTTTGGCGCTCTGGCCTCCGGCTAAGCCTGGCTGTGCTACCCCGCGTTAGCTGTTACTTCGTTGAGATTTGTGGCCCCTTCTCAAGGAAGGCGAGCAAGTGCATAGTAGCATCACGCTCGTGAATTACTGGGGTAGGTGATCTGCCTTTAAGTAACTCCTCCATTTGCTTCTTACTGGAGTAGCGAAACTGTGGCATTTGCACGTAGACAGGCGTACTCGTTACGAAGCCTAACATCTTGATCGCACCTATTAGTTGTACGGTGTACAAGCCAAAGGCGTCAATCATATTGTTAGTCACGAAGTTTTCTATAATGATGAGGTGCCAGTCAACTGCCTTGAGAAACCTGAAGAACTCCGTAGGCGTAAACTCCACCTTAGTTCTAGGGGTAAGCTACCGTGCATGGTCTTGAACGTCATAGTGTGGAGTTCGCTATGAGGGCCAGGCGTAAGCACAGCGAAGCCCGTCGTACCGCCAGGGTCGATAGCACAGATAGGTTTTGGGTAGGGGTTCTTAATCATAGTTGACGTAACTTAGTGAGGGCTTCGGTTATCCATAAGGCTTGTGCTACACAGTCATGCACAGGATCGTGGGGCACTAACCACTCAGGCAAGTTATTGGGCTTAGGAATATCTAGCAGCTTAACAATGGTACGCATGTCAAGCTGTCTACTATAGCTAATAGGGTTATCTAGACCATAGTCATCATAAAGGTTTTGTAGGATCACATGATCAAAGGTAGCAGGATACGCAAAGCACGCCTCGGGGCTATGGCGTTTATACCAGTCATAGAAACTATTTACAAGGGCGTCACGCGTATCAAAGCGATTGGCAAGGTCGAAGGCTTTATCAATTGCAGCTTTACCTTGTCGTACCCACCACGCTACAGTATTAGGTGAAATCTCACGGCCTGGTTGTTGCTTGAACCTCATGAAGAAGCAATCACCAAACATGTGATTGATCATGAAGTCGTCAAGCGTTTCAACGTGGAGTGGTACGTCAAGATCAAACATGAGCGCACCAATACTAAGCACCATAGCGCGGGGGCTACTTGACAAAGTTTCGAGGTCAAGCATACAGAACTTGTTCATGGGTGCGGCTCCTGCTTAATGGTGATGGTTACGTTTTCGTACTTATTACCTGTACGTAGCTCAGGCATGACCCCTTTGAAGTATTTTTCAAACACATAGGATAAGCTCATGTACCGTTGTTTACCCTCCGCTTCGTTAATGTCAATAACGCAGTAAACTACTCCTGGATGAAAGTCAACTTCGACTAAACCCTTAAACTCAAAGGTTGTAGGAGGTTTACCTACTACCCAGTTAGTCTGTGGGAAAACTTCGGGTTCACTCATACTTGATAGGCTCCTGATCGTAGTAGTTGGGTCCGCTAGTTAACTCGACGTGAAGGGCAGGCAAGCTAGGATGACGCGGCTCAGTCATAGTCATGCGGATAATGTCAGCTACGCGGTCGAAGTGCTTGTTAGACACTTCAAACAGAATAGAGTCATGCACAGTCCATACCGGGCGTGAGTCGTAAGGTTTCAATAAAGCGTGCAATTCTATTAACGAGGTGAGGCACACGTCGCTAGCGATTGACTGAATGGGGAAGTTTAAGGCTTGTCGAATTTGGGAGTGATCATTGATGACGGGGAAGCGTCGCTTTCGGCCAAAGCAAGTTTGTATAAATCCAAACTCCGATACAGAGTCAACCATATCAGCACACCACTTGATGTAACTTGGGTAGCGGGTATTAAATCGGTTAATATAATCTTGTGCTTCTCTAACTGAGCAACCAATTCCAGTGATTCGGTTTGCGAGGGTGGAAGCGCCACCTTGGTATAACCGCTGGAAAGTAACTCGTTTAGCTTGAGTCCTGCGCTCTCCCCATTCGTTAGGGTTAGTAGTCTCTTTACTAATGCCAAAACATTCGGTGGTGACTCGGCCATGATAATCTCCTGAGTGTAAGTCAGCTAACATTTGCTGGTCTTGGCTTAAGGCTTGCGCTACCCAAATCTCTAACTGACTATAGTCAGCTTCGATAAACGTGTGAGTTTCTCGATTCCTTGGCACGAATAACCTGCGAAAGGCTCCAAGATCACGGCCCACTCGGTAGGGCTTAGGGATAGTTTGTATGGGCGGTCCCTGATAAGATAGTCTACCAGTGCTTGTGCCATGCAGTAACGGCACCGGATGCACGTAACCGTCCGACTTGATGTCATCAGCAAACCCTTCGACGTAAGTGTTAAGCATCTTCTCAAGCTGTCGTTGCTTAAGCAACAAGTCAACGAACTCGCTATCGAAGTCCATTAAGTGATCACGGTCAACCGAGCGGTCGTTAGCGTTACGCTGCGGGAAACCCATTAAGTCGTAAATCAAGCGGGAGAGTTGCTTAGGTGATGAGGTGTTGACATCGCCGTGCGTATCATTGGGCCAACCTGCTAGCGTGGCTAGCTTCTGCAAGCGTACTTCACTGCGGTATAAGCGAGGATACCACTCAACCTGAAGCTGGCGCATTTGCTTATGATCGACAGCACAGCCGTCATAAGCAATGTCAGCGAACACATTCGCAGCGGGGAGCAATAGGTTTTCGTAGAAGTCGTTGACTTGTTCTCGTTGTAGTTGATCGGCTTGGAAGTTAATGAGGTCGTAGGTATTGTTAACGTCAGTAGCACAGTAGTTGAGCACAGTAGCGATGGGGTATTGAGCTAACCGTTTGCGGTCTAAGGCGTCCTTGTAATACTCAGTACCACAGTATTCACCTGAGAGCGGGCCTAATCCGTGGATTCTAACTTGGTACTCTTTACATGCTCGTTCATCAACAGCATAAGACTGATACAAGCTATCAGCGGCAATGACAAGCGTTTGTTCATATGCTTTGCGTATTCCCACCACATCGAAAATTCCTCCGTGGAAACCCCAGCGGACGTTAACATTCCATACAAGTTTATCCAGATACTCTCGGGGAATAGCGAATACTCCCTGTGAACTACGGAAACAAATGCAAAGGATGTCATCGGTGTATGGGTCTTTGGCTTCTCCATCACTAGAAGTTGTTTCGATGTCAACTGTGACAAGCTCACCAATGGGGAAATTGTCCATGATTCGTTGTGCTTCGTCACAACTGCTAACACTGTGAAGTCCTGAAAGTTTACCCCAAGATCCATCTGTGGGTTTGGTAAGAATGTTATTGACATTAGCGAAGTCCCTCACAATGTCGTAAATGGTATTGAGGCCACGCCCACCGTGCAGGAATGCTGAGGGGTGATAGGTAATCAGTCGAAACTGGTCAGTTGGGGCGTAGTCGTCTGAGTTAGCTGCGTAACGTAATACGTAGCCACGTGACTTACCTACGCTTTTGCGAACGAGTGCGTTGGCTACGATGTTACCAAGCCCAACTATCAATCGGGGCTTAATCATTTGTAGCTCACGTACTAAGCGTGGCTTGCACGTCAGTAGTGCGTCAGCGTCGGGCTCGTCGTTTTGCCAACAGCACAAGTTAGTGAAGTACATCGAGTCTCTTACTAGGTTGGAGGCTTCGAGTACCGCTTCGAGAAGCGCACCGCTAGGGCCAACAAAAGGTCTACCTTGTTTGACTTCATCACGGCCAGGCGCGATGCCGATAACCATAACTTGTGCTTCAAGGTTACCGTAACCTCGTATGCTATTTCTGCGTTCGCAACAGGGTGGTCCGCTAGTTGGGTTCAATGGTTTCCTCTCCACTACCCATGATAGCCTTAACTAGGTCGTCACTAAACTGAGGTAGTGCGTCCATATCAACGTAGCCGCCCTCAAGGGCTACCTCATGAGCTTGTGATAGGAACATCGAAGTGTAGGCTAGCTGTTGCAGCGTGAGCCCTACGTGCAGGGCAATACTACACGGTAGGTAATGTGCTTTGTCACCAAAAGTAAGCTGCACAAAGGGTACGTTGTCGTCGTCAACGCCTGCGAATATCTTGATTTCTTCTTGATTCGCAGGGTCGAACTCTACGGGTTCGGTGTGGTCGTAAGCCATCCGTCACTCCTTACTACTTCATAACGCTTGTGAGTACAAGTGTGCTCCTCGGTATTAAGGGCTTGCAAGCACTCACCACACGAGTAGAGCCCGCACACAGGACAACGCCATACTCTTTCACTGGAAGCTGAAGCGCCGCACCACGCACACTTAGGCCAATAGAGTTTCATAACCCTTAGTCCTGTCATAAGATGCTACCGCACTTTTGCAAATGCCTGCGATAGCAATTAGTTCTTCACGATAGCGAGGCAGATTATCAGGTGGCCGCTTGATGTGATCTTGACTACACTTGATAGCCACATCAAGATGCTCATAAATGATAGCGGTCCAGAACCACGGCCATTGAGCATCATCGTCTTCGGGCGAATCCCAGTTACGTGTTGCGGTAATTTCTTCGTCGAAGCTAGTCAAGCTACAGTCTCCTCAACTTTGTTCTTGCTCATACCAGTAAACTAAACTGGCATAGCGATTTCTAACTAACGCTTGCACGTCTAGAAAAGTAGTGGCAGCTTCCGATAAGTTTTTCTCAGCTTGCTCCTTATTCTCACGCGCTTTATTCACCGCGACAGTAGCTTGTATCTTCAACGTTAAGGCTTCCTCATAAGAAGCTTTAGCTTCCGCGTAGGTCATGCTACTCCCTCAAGCTCAAGCTCAACGTTAGCTACCCCTACGAGTAAGGTGTCTTTGGCTAGCGCAGGTAACAAGTGACGCTTATCAAGGTCACGAATGATAAGTGCACGCAGGTAGTCTGACATGGTAATATCCTCCTTACCGATGACCTGTGTAGTCATGATGTCCCACACTAGGTCTTCAACGTTAGTTGAGATCCGTTTGTGTCGTCTCTCCATTTTTGTTACGGAACCTCCATACCCTTGCGCCCATGTTAGAATCCCAGCGAAAGGTTACATCCATCACTGATTTCAGGGCGTCATATAAAGCCCACAGTTTCTTGCCAAGGTTAGGTGCGTTACGGTATTGCTCCCTGAATAGCTTCTCGTCTCCACTATACGTTTCAAGTAGCGTCCATAACTGACCTGCGCTGCGATACTTACCTTCAGCTTCACTCCCACTCGAAGGATTTTTGGCATCGTTATTAATCAGCTTCTTAAGTGCGTCGATAAGCGTTACTTCCTCAGTCAGGATGAAGCTTTTCTGTTCGTTGCGGATGTAGCCAATGGAGCTACTGAACTCGTTAGCAATGCCAAGCGCACACGCTATCTTGTAGCCTAAGCGTGCGAAGTCTTCGATTCTGATTTGCGGTAGGTCATGATGCTCGGGTTCCTCTTGGGCTAGCACGCGCTGTATGTCCTTGGTAATCGCGCCGTAAATCTGCGGCCTAAGCTTGGCGATCTCCGCGATTAACTGTCCTTCAGCGACGAATTGATCAAGCCGTTTGAGGTTGAGAATGAGTAAACGATCAGTGACATCCTCTCGTCCAAATTTCGGGTTATGCGCCGTAACTGCCAGGATAGCTTGGCGCTTAAGAGTAACAGTGTCACTGTCAGTGTACAGCTTGCGCTTAACAATGTCGCTAGTGCTGGCTGCGAGGGCCAATCGGTCAGGTAGCCAACGCTCCCAAGTATCAACATTATCAAGGACGACGAGAGGGTCACTAGCAACAGCGTAATCAAAGTCTTCAGCAGTTGTAACTGCTCCGAGACTACGATTCTTGCCATATAGAAAAGCGTAAAGTTTTCTAAAAGTTGTGCTCTTACCGCTGCCAGGTTGTCCGAATAGCGCGAGGATGGGTCTTGCAACTGCTTCGCTCCTAAAGAATAAGAATAGCAACCACACCCGCAACAACGCTAACGCTTCGGGCTTAGGCATTTCTACTACGTTCGCAGCAGTATCACCGAATAGGTATTCCTCCCACGGTTTATCAAGCGGAGTGAAGTCTAGCTTGAAGGGTTGAAAGTTGTTACTCCACGGGAATAACAAATCATACGCACCATCGCTTACGGTTGAGATGGAACCTTTGGTTAAGCGGATGACATCCTTACGCCCGGTGTGCAAGAACATCGTATTCGTCTCAGCGTCGTAGTAGCTCAAGGAAGCGGACTGCGCGTAGTTCTGTGACGAGCGGGCCTTATTACACAGCGCAGCAGCAATGAACTTCGTTTCACGTTCAGTCGGGTTAAGCCCAAACTCAAGGTCAAGCAGCAGTAATAGGAACTCGCTACGCTCGGTCATGTAGATGGGCCTACCAATGTCAGCGCGAATGAAGTAGTTATTCTCCTCTGCGGTGCGTAGGAACCTGCCTTGTAAGTCAAGTAACTCAGCTACCGTTTCAGCTAAGTGCGTAAGCTTCTCATGGGTAGTGCCACTGATTTTGCGTGCTTGATTAACAATGTCACGACTATCAATGATACCGCTGTTAACTACTGACTCAGCCCTGAGTACATCCTTAGCAAGCTCACGGTCCCCATTATAGCGCAGGCCGCTGAACTTATTATTAGCAGAAGATCGAGCCAACCAGTAGACTTGATCTCTCGACAAGCCTGCACGGAAAGCAGCACACATAAGCTTCCACAGAGCGACACTACGATCACCAGCAACGTTATCATACCCATTGTAAACCTCGGGTGGTAGCTTATCCCTAATAGTCTCCAGTAAAGCGAATGGTCCGCTGTCTATGGGGTTAGGGCCACTTAAGAAGCCGGTATCGAGGTTTTCGCTAGCAGATGATGGAGGATCAGGTAACAACTCAAGATGGCTAGCGTCGTAAGCACGAGCAGGTGCAGCAGCAACGATTTCAACCGCATGGCGACCTTCCGGGTATTTATAGTTGAAGGTATTAGCAATACGAACCTTACGACCTAGCGGCCAACCTGAATGGTCACAGCCAGGGATAGCATACGTAAGCTTACGGCTAATTACCTCATGAACATCGAGATCAACTGCTTCCTTAAGTAGCCAATACCCTTGGTGTCGGTTTGGCGAGGTGCGTACAAGGACAGTCGGTAAGATAGGCAAGTTGTTGACATCGGCGTCGTCGAGGTCCGCTTGAATGGTACGACTAGGGAGCACACATTCCTTAGCAGTGCTCCGAGTCTCGAATAGGTAGGTTGAGAAGTAAACATTCGTTTCTTCCTTAAGGGTATCAGCTACATCTACGATCTCATCGAGGTCTTGCGGCCACTCGAACCATAGTTCTTTCCAACTGGTATCATTGTTACCAATTGCCAGACAGAAGAAGCCTGATTCCCCTGTCACTACGGTGGTTAAGAAATCACGTGTTCCGAGCACGATACCTCACAATCGCATTGCTAAGCTTACGAACTACCTCACGAATCGGCCAACGTTGCGGTGGGCCGTCACACAAACAAAGGTCTAAGGTCTGAAAACAATTAGCGCAAGCCTCTAAGCATTCACCCGAATAAGCAGCGGTATCGGCTAAGTCTTTAAGCACAAGCAATTGCATCTCAAGACCATCAAGTTGAGTATTCACTTACGTAACCACTTTCAAGGCGGTTTCTCCTTTGAACTAAAAGGGGTGGTTGCTTCGCAGTAAGCTCAAACGTTAAAACGTTTTATTGCTTACCCTGTCTCCTTTAATTCCCGCAACCCTCACCGGCCGACGCGACCCCTTAGCTTGCGTTAGCTTACGAGTTGTTCAAGCCCAATAGCTTCAGCGAGGAATCGCTTGACACTGTTACGCTTCTCACCGCTATCCTTGGGATACTCGTGTTCCTCAACCTCAAGGTAACCCTCAAGGTTAAGCAGTTCAACAGCGATTTCATCGGTATCCTTGTCATCGTCATCGAACAACTCAGGATCACCGCCGAAGCGCACGCTCATCTGCTTCAACGCCCACAAAGAGTCGCTCTGCAAGCTGAAGTAACGGATAAGCTTACGATTCTCCCACGCGTCAGGCTCCAGTACCCTGAACGTTACCATGAACTGCGGCTGACCGCTAGCCTTGCTAGCCGCTTGGAACTCAACCTTGTCAACCGCAGCCTTTACCACGGTGCCGTCGGGAATGGTGGTGCTATTCGCGTCAGTCCACTTGATCTTAACCATCGTTGTGTTTCTCCGTTCGTTGTGTATGCGGTGGTGTCGTAGTAACGACGTAGGTGGGGGTGTAGGTGTAGTCTGTGCTGTGCTTAGCGCCGTCCTTCTTATTACGCTTCGCTAGAAGCGGCCTCAATTGGCTGTGCTGTTACGACGAACAATGGTTCAGTGAGTTGGTACACTTCCCATTGCCCTATTGAAAAAGTGTTAGCTTGTTTCTGTGCTTCAGCTTTAGCGTTATCAAACTCAGAGAAGCACAGTGTGCTACCCATTGAGACGAGTTCGTTCGTCCCAAAGGTTACGCGTGATACCACGATAAACTTACTCATCAGGTTTGTCCTTCTCCGCTTCGGCTTCTTCCTTCGCCTTCGCAGCTTCAGCCTGGCTAACCTTGACAGGCTTAGCGAATTGTGAGGCGTTGAACTCATCGCTACCCATGAGGGTATCGAACATGGCTCCTAATGAGGGATTCCACATCTCAGTAGGAATACGCATCTCGACTTCGTTCGAGCGAGAACGCCTTAGCTTGGCATCACTGCGAAGCGGAATAAAGCTCAGCTTACGCGTGAACGTAGGCTTATCCGATTCCATCGTAAGGTGGCCGATGATGTCAACGATACCAGGAAAACTCTTTTGCAAAGCAGGGCTGAATTGCACCATGTAGTTGTTAGTATTTTCTTCGGGATCAATTTGCTTTTCGATCCAGACGTGCATGATAACGACGAGTGTAGTGTTGACAGTCATGTCACGCAAGGTGTGTGCGATGTCTTGAATGTCGTCAGTCACATCACGATAAGCTTGACGCACGTCCTTATAACCACGAGCTTTCGCTATCTGTAGATTCTGATAGGCTAGCTCAGTCATGTTGTCTACGCTGATGGCCTTGTAAGGATAGCCTTCCTTCTTATAGTCTCTTTTTACTTCATCGTACACTTTCTTGAACGCGGGCCAGGTAGTAGCTTGTACGATGTCAAGGTCAGGGTCATCATCAAGCACATGACTGCTACCATCAATATCAATGTGCAGTAGTGGCCGACAGAACCTAGACTCAAGAGCAGTTTGCACGAGCGTAGTCTTACCTACGCCTGACCGTGCCATGATGGTAACGTTACGACCCTTGTTCATGCGTACTTCGGTAGCCGACCTCACAGGTAGGCCACCTACCAAGCGGGGCCTGAGAATAGTAGCAGCTTCAGTCATGACTAGTTAAGCCTCCACTTCAACTTCATAAGCAGGTGTCCTGTCGCGCTGTATGTAGTACCTCTCTTTAAGGTACTCGAAGTCCTCTCCCTTCGTCTGTGCGTCACAAAGCCTACGGTAGCCGCAATCGTAGCAACCTTCCCAACGACGATTAGGGTAAAGCCTAGCACCCCCTGCCATGCTAAGGTTCATGTCTCGTAGTTCTTCAACTAGCTGAGCCTTAAAGGCGTTAAGCTCGTAGTCGTTACGCGTGAGTAAGGTACGCAGGAATAGCGAGTCGAGCGTGTTACCCTTGGGCACATGATCACGTCGCCACATACCATCGTAAGCAATACCACCCAGCTTCCAACCTAGTTCTTGCATCATCCATGCGTAGGTAGTACCCTGGTCAAAGAAGTTCAGGTAATCCATGTTAGGCCGCTTGTCGTAGGTCTTACGCTCGACTACGTAGTACAAGTCTTCGCGCTCAGCAATTGCATCAAGCGTACCCTCAAGCTCTAGCTGTACTAAGCCGTGGCCTTTACACGCAAGACAATCGAACTCGCCAATGCCACGCTCATAAACGTTTTGCCTACCACTGCCATCGCAGTAAGCACAGGGAGCTTCGCACACAGGTACTACGATGGTCTGCTCTGACTGTACTAACTTGAAGCCTTCTTGAATAGGACCACCCCAGTAATCAGCGTACATATGTATCATGGCACGCTCGAATTGAATAGCGTCGAACACGGGAGTAAGCTCAACGCGGTTCATCTTCGCGCCGACTACTGCTTTATAATGGTCAGCCGTCTTATGAATGGTATCCGCTGATATGAGATCAAGGTTCTCAAGTGGATCAAAGTTTGTGACGCCAGCGAGCAGCGCCTTGCACCAGTTATCCATAACCTTGTGATGAAGTGTACCTGCTACCAACGCTAGGCCAGGTACTAATGGCGTAAGGGACTGACGGTTAAGCGATCCGTAGTCCCACTTACGGCGGCAACGCTTGTGCGTATCCCGCTCGGTTGCTGAGAACTTAATTGAAACTAATTCATCACTCATCAACCACCCGCCTAACGATTTTCTCTGCCATGATACCTACCCAATCATAGGCTCGTAACTTCTTAGGTTTAGCCATTAACTCCTGGGCTCGTTCAATTGCACCATCAACGCTGGTGTAAAGAAACGCATCGTAATCAGTAACCCCACGTAAAGGGAAATGATACCAACAACGGTATGCCGTGGTGTAGTCTTCTCGATCACTGGTGTCAATCACTCTCATTGCAAACCCTTTCGAGCACGGAACTCTGCATACTCCTCCGCGTTAAGCATGACTACCGCACCATTAATACGCACTGGTATGTTAGCGTTGGGGTCAGGGTTCTCAGGTACACCATCACTGTCTTTCGGTACATCACGTAAAGCTTCACCCGAAGCAAACCAATGGTTAAGAATACCCAGTAAGCGTGCTCGACACGTCTTACAGATACGCATGTAGTAGCCACGGTTCACTGGCGCATTTTCGATTTTAGCTAAGCTAATGAACTCAGGTACTACTTCGCTAATCTCGTAGCCACACTCGATAAGCAGGCTACGCATGTCAGGGCCTTGAGCCCAACAACACTGACAACGGTCTTGATCTAGCTCAGCCCAACGTTGAGTGTCATCACTCATAGCATCCTCAACTCGTCGGTCATCGTTTCTCCTCCTCCTTCAGCAAATCCCATAGCCGCTCGGGCATCCATGCACAAGAGGCTCATCATCTGGATCTCATCCTCATCCACAAGGTCACACATCACTACCTGATCCCACTGACTGGTCACTTTCTCCAGCGCCGCCCGCAGCTGGGCATTCTCGGCGGCCAGCGCCTCGACGTGGGCAACCAGGCTCGCTCCAATCGCACAAGAGTTCGTGCAGTCGTTGTCCAGGATCTTCTGTATCTCTCCAGGCGTGTACATCTG